TTATCTCCTACTGATCCAACCTGAGCTCCTTTTGTTACTTCACCTGTTTTTTTATCAACTTTAGTAGAGGAGTATGTCGGTGCTTTCAATACGTTTTTTCCAACTTCTTTTACATTATCGCCCAAACCACCAAAGGCACCACTGTATCCATCTCCTTTCTGATTGTAAGAGACTTTGGTAGATGGTGTTTTGGTAATTCCTTGACCTACTGCTTTAGCAACAGAACCAACATTTCTCGCAAGTTTACTACTAATACCACCATCAATTAATTTTTTTGCTTTGTTTGGATCTTTGTAACCAAATCTCTTTACTCTATTCATAAGACTTGGTTTGTTATCACGATCATTTTGTACATCTATTCTTTTTTTGGCAAATTTCTGGCCTGCAACTTGCTTTCTTGTATCTTCAACAGATTTTGTGAGATTTTTTGCAGCAGTGGCTACTTTTTTATCTGTCCTTTGTTGAACTCTCTCAACTTTTTTAGATTGATTATTAATTGTTTTAGCTAAATTATCTCTTTTTCGTTCTACTGGATCTTTCTGTCTATTTGGGCCAGCGGCATCATACTTTTCTTTATCAAACTTGCCACCAGTTCTAAACTCTTGACTTCTGACATTTCTTCTCTTTGCCACAGGTGCTGCAGAAGGAGTTTTCTTAACAGAAGATACAACCTTTTTAGCAAGGTCTTTACCTTTCTGTATATTTGTCTTTAAAACATTTCTTACAGCCTCTCCACCAGCCCTCACCATGCCTACGATAGATTCATCGAGCTCCTCCACCTCCTCATTAGTATGAGGAGAACTATCGTATTGAAATTTTTCTAACGACTTCATTTACATGCCTCTGTCACGCATGAACTTCTTAAATGCTGGTGAATTAATTCCTGTGTCTGGGTCTGCCATTCTTGCGGCTCTTGATCTCTTACGTTTGGGTTTATCTCTTTCAAGTTTCTTATCATAACCCTCACTATCATGATACTTCTCAGGATTACGGGCATACTCTCTATTCTCAAACATAGTCCAATGAGCAGTTACAATAGATGATGCATGTGTCTTGAATTGTTCTTCGGAAATAGTTTCTTCTTTTACTTCTTCTGGTTTTGAAAATGATACTGGACTCTTAACATTGAAACTCTCGTTCTTAGGACGGCAATCATTCACCATCTTGTTTCCTTTCTTCTTCATTCCGACTTTCTTATGAGTATCCCAACAGGCAACTTCATCTACTTTCTCTACTTCTTCTTTTGCCATTGCTTTCTTGATGGCCTTACGACGCTTCATAAGGTATGAATCAGAATCATCTACCTTACCATCGTTGTCTACGTCAGCATCTTCCTTTCCGACTGGATCTAATTTCTTTTTCTCTGTGATGTTAAATGATTTACCGTACATCTCACCAAGAGTGTCTAAGTTAGCAGCGACTTGATTCCAAAGTCTAGTTTGTAAAGCCTCATCATCTTTGTTTCCCAATGGTGGAGGAGTTACTACGTCTATAATCTCATGAGTTAGATTACCATCAACGTCATGTAGTTGCACAGATTCAGTTCTTGAAGCCATTTCTTTTTCCTTTTTTTGATTAGTAAGATTGTTTGCGGTATCCACAACAGTGTTAGCGGCATCAATACCAGTACTAACATCGTCTACTGTTTTGCCAACTTTTTTTAATCGGTTCATAAACTTAGATGTTTTGACCGTGTTAGCTCCAACACTCCCTGCCTTTAAGGCAGATCCACCTTTCGCAGCAACTGATGCTGTCTTCGCTGCAGCGGCCGTCGCCTTCGCTGCGGTAGCAGCTTTAGCTGCGGCGGCAGCACCAGCAGCGGTTTTCGCTGCAGCCGCTCCTCCAAGTCCTAGTTTAGCGGCTAATGCACCACCACCTAATGCTAGTGGGATTGGCATGTCAGTTCCTCTTTAACATAGTTTAGTCTAAGTCTATTTATCCCTTTCCAACTTTGTAAGGAATCTTTGTATCATTATAATTTGTCCCAGGCCCAGATGGAGGGTCATTAGGATTCTTCACCTTCTTCCCATCAGAGTATGAACCAGTAGTAATTGGTTTTATTATGGGTTCATCATTCCACTTCTTATCCCCTTGGCCTGGAGTCATAGACTGAACATATTTTCTATATTCATCAGTGCCTACATCATATGCCTCGGACAAATCTCTCAACCATGATTTAAACATGGTATGTTCTGGAGTCTGTACGATAACGTAGTTTGCACCTCTTCTTGTAATTCTCCCTCTCAACCCAGTGTTTACATTCTCTACTAAAGAACCAACTTTAAATATTTTTTCTTTAAGATAAGCAATTCTCAATCCAAATGGATCTAACTTAGGTGCATACTGCCATGTATCTTCTTTTGCAAGCTCTCGTTTCTTCACACCCATAGATTTCTGTAGGATATTATATAAATTTTTCTTATCCATATTCCCTATGTTAGGAATACCTTTAGCAAATACCTTGAAATCATCTTCAGCAGCCGCAGCTCTCATCTTAGAAGCAGACATACCATCCAAACCTTCTGAATCTGCATCTCTAGCACCAGCAGATATAACATTTATCTCTTCAAATTCATATAAGTCACCATTATATTTCTGTGTTAGACTTTGAAATTCAGCAAGTCTATCTTGTCCTACAACTACTGTCACTGCCTTATATCCTAAGTTATTACATGCCAATAGAACATCAAATATAGTCTTGGCATTTGCATCATCTTTAATATTATCTGCATAGTCAGGAAACATCTTCTGCATATATTCTATCTTCGTTCCAGGCTGTAGTGGATTCTTCTTTGCATCCTGAGTACGACTTGGATATACTCTGAAATCTGACTTGGTTCTTTCTGCTTCTGAATTTGCAGACTTTAATAATTTTTCGTGTCCTGTTGTCGGTGGATTAAATCTTCCAAATACAACTACTACACTCTCGGACTCAGGTTCTCCCATTCTCTCAGCAGTTTGCTGTTGTAGATCTCCAGTACCAAAGGCCTCTCCACTACCCTCAACACTATTTGGATCAACAGGTTGTGGTTTTGGTGCAGCTGCTATTGCAGAAGGTTTTTGTTTAATTGCTTTTGGATCTGGGGTCGCAACTTTCTTTGACTTTGGATCTTCTGGGGCGGCTGCTCCACCGCCACCTGTAAATTGCAACTTTCCATTTACAGTCTTGGCAACAAATTTTCCTTTAGCATCATACCATCCACCATGACCATCACCTTTCAAACCTTTTAGTTTGGCTTCGGTTGATGCGGCAGTCTTTACAGCTTCTATTAAAAATTGACCAAACGACTTCACAGAATTATACACACGATTATAGTTTTATTTATTAGTACACAGACCTTGGCATTGTTGGTGCAGTAAGTAGTTTACTAAATGTTGGAGTTATATATGCCTGAAATTGTGGTTCAGCAGTAATAGATCCTTTGTATCTTATTTCTAATAGTGCAATATTTTCAGTGTTTGCAAATAAATTATATTTTAATTTGGCACCATCAGGATTACGTTCAAATGCCTGTCTATAGTTTTTAGGTTTTTCGAGTTTGTATATTGTTAGTGGATTTGATATCAACTCCATCAAAACTGTTGTACTATTTGCTTCGGGAATTACCTCAGCTGGTTTAACAGTGATACCACTGTTCTCTAGATCCCCAGAACCAGTTACTAATGTAAAAACAAATTCCTCTGAATACCTTCCTCTATCTTGAATTAATCTTTTTAGATCTACTTTAAACATTATATTTAAAATAGCTATGGATAATGGTTTCACTATCTTTGGGTTTGTAATCAATGCATCCATATCAAAAAAGTACTGATTATATACTGGTTTTTTTGGAGGCCATTTACCTCGTAAAGCCGCAGTCATATTGGCTTGGTCTAACTTTTGTGCTTGTTCTAAAACTTTTCCACTAATAGTTCTATTTGTGGATATACTTCTCTTTAGTTTTGTCAAGTAAGATGTTATGTTTTCCAATTTTTTCTTTTCAACTTTTTTTATCCTCTCTTCCTCTGCCCTTTTGTAAGCTGGCGAGCCAGTTTTCATAGTGGTTGTCGCTGTTACTGCCTTCACATCTTTTTCTCCATTACTAATACTCAATTTCCTCATTGTAAATTCTCTTGTCTTTGGATCTTCTGCCTCTAATCCAGCCTGTATGACATCATAGAAAAATTGACCTCTAGATCTATACAAATCACCTAAAGAAGCTTTAAAACCTCCAGTTCTTGACTCATCACCAAGTAGAAATGATAAAAGTCCATTCTCTCCAATTACAGTTTTATTAATAATTGTTGGGGAGGCTTCAGTTTTACCAATACCTTTCTTCTTTAAGGAAATTCCAACAAATAATTTTCTTCCTCTACTTCTATCTTGTCTACTAACTTCTACAATTAAGTCTGATGAGTTATAATCTTTATTACCAAAGTATTCGTGCCTATTAACCGCAAAATATTTTGAAAGAATTTTTAACCACTGTTTACCAGTAGCATGAACTCTAGAAACCTTTGAATTAGATCCAAGATCTGTTAAGAATCCATCAGCTGCTGATACTGCTTTACCATAATTTTGATAATCACCAGCAAAAGCGTTTATAGTTTCTTGTTTATTTCCTGATGTGTAAACGATTGACCTAGCTACTGATTGTAAATCTTTTATAGCACTTTTTGCCTTGTTTAGATTTGTATAATCTCCTGTAGGAACTGAACGTTTTCCCTGTGATCCATACTTAAGTATTAGGGCAGCAGTCATTAACTCATGTGGATCTATTTTCTTTCCACCACCAGTACCTCCACCAAACTCTTCTGTTTTTTCCAGTCTTCTTATTCCAAACGGACTACTTCCCTCTTCCGTATCAAGTACAAAGGGTTTACTACTTCCAGCAAAAATACTATTAATTTTTTCTACATTATCTGACTTTAATGATTTAAGGTCAGCATCGTTCTCAAACCTAATTGGATTAAGTTCACCTGTACTGAATACAAAAGGTTCTTTATTTTCTATTTTTTTGATTAGCATATGATATCTTTCCTTGCCAATCATTTCACCTTTGTTAAAAGGTTTAAGTATTTCCTTTACAGATAGTTGAGCCATTAGTATCCGTTTTTAGGTATTTAGTAGTATATGTGAGTCTTTAGAAATTCAGATGTTGTAGGATAATCTAAGACTTTCTGATTGAGATCCTTATCCTCTCTTAATATTTTATCTTTCAAATCTTTATAATAGGTTCTGTCTCCCATTTTCTCAATAAATGCAGGGGAATGTGGACTGTAACCATTACCAGCAAGAATAAATGACAATCCTCCATTTGCTTTCTTGTTTGAGAAGTCTCTGTCACCAGCAAGCATCTCTATTGATCTACCACAACTGTATTGATCCCAAGGATAATCTATATTTGTAACGTGTCTCCAGTATTCTGTGTTAGATTTATGAGAAGCAGCATAGTGCATGTCTATGAATGTTTTTGAGTTATCCAATTCAGTGGCGCAGGCATGATTAAATGCCTCTCTATCCAATGAATTTGGTGATAGATGTGTAGATAATGATTCTAATAACCTAAACACGTTAGTCACTATGGATGCCAGACCTGTAGCCTCTAGTGGTTCAATGAATCCAAACGAAAGACCCACGGATGCAACGTTTTTTACCCATGCCTTCTCATATCTACCTGTTTTAAACTCTACACCCTTAGTTCTTTCTACTCCATACCTGTCAGTAAATTCTTTTTCCACCTTCTCCGAAGTAGTAAACCTCAGACTATGTACATATCCAACTGACATGCCATCCCAAAGAGGTATTTCATAACACCATCCATTATCCATAGTAACATTATTAGTATAACTGGTGAGTTGTTTGTTCTTGTCAGTATAAGGTATCTTTGCAGCGATTGCTCTATGATTTATGAGGGTGTTTGCATAGGATTTGTATGGAACTCCCATAACTTTACCCAATAATTCAGAGTGGAACCCAGTACAATCAACAAATAAATCTGCCTCATGTGTTCCCTTCTCACACTTTAGAGATGTTATGTTACCATCATCAGATTTGTTAGCACGGATATACTTATCATCAACAAACTCTACACCATTTCTTATACAAACATCATAAAAAACTTTAGATAACTTATCAGTATCAAAATGATAGGCACTAAGTTCATGGAAGTCCCAACCTTCATCAGTAAATCTATTGAGTTCAGCAAATCTAGAATGATATCTGTGAAACCTAGAAAACTGATCATACTTTATTTCATCTGGAAATAGATGAGTAAGTATAAAAAAATCCGATACATCATCTCCTGTCAAATCCCCAAAGGGATAGAAGAAATCTGCATCAGACCATCCTTCAAATTTTATATTAGTTTTGTAGGTTGCATTACATTGAGGCATCCAATCCTTGTCTCTCAATCTGAGAAACTGGAATACATCATTGATTGCTAATTGAGTTGATTCACCTACTCCAATTCTTCCAATACTAGAGGAGTATATACATTTTATCTTTATCTTTTTGAAATACTCTGAGAGAATGGCAGCGGTTACAAAACCAGATGTGCCTCCTCCCAGTATACAAATACTAGAGATCACCTTCTTTTCTATTTTCGGAGTAATGTACATCAAAACTTCCGCCTGGATATCTCTTCTCTAACTTCTCTACATTCATTTCGATGATCTCATCAAACGTAGTATCAAGTGCCATACATGCCTGTGCAATGTACCAACAAATATCTCCTAGTTCTCTCTTCATATGGAAGACATTCTCTTCATTGTATGGTTTACCTTGTAGTAGTATCTTCTTTACTACCTCAGTAAACTCACCAGACTCAGCAGTCAACCCCAACGCAGCAGTCAGAAGATGTGACACATCTGCCCCACCTAAAACAAGTTCACTTATTCTTTCTTGCAGAACGTCAGAGTCTTGACTTGGAGCACTTGTTACTCCATAGACAAACTCAATGTATTTTTTAGTGTCAACTTTCATTAGAATTTAATTGCAGCAAATTTGTTTTTAATTTTTTTAGTTTCCTCTTCATTATTATACTCTACCTCTTGTCCACTGTCAATGATATCACCTTGAGCACTCTGTTCTACATCATATAGTTTCATCTTTGCACGGTCAATACCTATCACAAATCTTTTATTCATAGTTGGGTCGTTGTATCTGTTCTTCAACTGCTTAACCATGATCTGATTTACCTCCTCAAGTTCCTCCGTACTAATGAGAGCGAACATAAGATCAGCAGTGGCAGGGAGACCAAAGGATTCTGACGTATCAGTAAGGTCAACATCACTACTACTAAAACCAGAACGAGTCGTCTGAGTGGCGGAGACGATAGGTACATTAGTTTCCACTGCAAGACCACGGAGCTCTTCAGCAATCGCCTTAATATAGGAATACGAATTAACATTTGATCCAGCCCTGTAACGTGATGAAGCACATATGTTTAGATAGTCAACGAATATGATATCTGGTTTAAATGATTTCTTCAATGAGAGTTCATTTAACAAACCTTTGAAGTGTCCTGAGTGTGCAGCTGCAGTAGGATATTCTTTGATGATGAGATTACCTTGAGTCTTTTCTGACAACTTAGTAACCTTAGTTTCAAACATCTGACGAGGTATATCCGTCAACTGTTGGACAGGAATATTTAGAAGATTAGCATCAATTCTTTCAGCAATCTTCTCCTCAGCCATTTCAAGCGTGATGTATAATACATTCTTGCCTTCGAGTAGAACACCACTTGCGACATGACACATAAAGAGAGACTTACCAACACCAGTGCCAGCGAGAGCAATATTAAGTGTTTTGTTTGGAAGGCCACCCTTCGTAATCTTATTGAAAAAATCGAGGTCGAATTGAACTCGGTCTTCCTTTCTGTGATAGAAGTCAAATCTTTCACTATAATCTTCTAAGTAATCATGTCCAACATGGTTATCAAATCCTACTGCTAGTGCATCAGATAAGATGGCAGGGATAGCATCGACACCTTTCTTGATGTCATGTCCATCTGCAATAGAGATACTCTCGACCAGTGCAAGATAGATCGCTCTTTCTTTACACCACTTCTCTGTAGTATCTATAAGCCAATCTTCTGAAGTAGGTGTCGGTTCAATATCATTGAGATAGGTGACTATCTCTTTGTAAGTATCATCATTTATATCTTTTCTCTTTTCACATTCAATACTCAGTATCTCTTTGGTAGGGCATTTATCATATGCAACAATAAATTTAGCACACTCATCAAAGATTATTTTTTCGTGTGTCTTATCAAAGTAATCTGGTTTTAAAAAAGGTAATACTTTTCTAGTATATTCCTCATTCGTAACTAGATTCTGAATGATAGTATTTTCAATAGTTTCCATTAATTATAATGAAGATATGTACTCATGATGTATTTTGGACTTCCAGACTTTACTGGCACACCTTTGTGTGGATATTGCCATGTGGGTGGGAACACTAATACTTTACCAGTTTCTGGCTTAATTGTCAATTTATTGTAAGGAAACGTGGTTTCTCCTCCTTTAAAATCATCATTAAGATAAATTAAAAAGGCAAGATATCTCTTAGCACTCTGATGATCCTGTACATCTGTATGCAAATCAAACTGATCATCTGTGCCTGATTCATATTTTTTAATTCTTAGTTCCTCGAAGAATATTTTATCTGGGAACCACTCACCATACTCAGGCAATTCTTTCTTATATTCTTTTACTATCTCTAATACTTTATAACAAAGAAGTTGTGTGAATTTTTGATATCCCTTTTCATTCAATTCATTCAAATTTACTTGAGTGAACTGTGGGGTAAAGAAGTTATCTATTCTTTCTTTAGTCTTAGAAGCTTTATATGTGTCTATTAAAGTATTACATACTTCCTCTGTCAACATTGGATATGTTCTAATGAACTTATCCATAACTAAATTCTTCTCGAGCAATCTCCTCTAACCTCGCCATTACCTCTTGAGTAAAATACTCTTCGGGGTTTGCAAGAATTTGTTTTCCGTAGACTTTTTTACCGTTGACTTCATATCTACCAGCAACATTCTTCCATAGTCCACCAAGTTCTCCTAGTTCTAAGAGTCCATAGTATCTGTCCAATCCACGTTCATCATAGTAAAGTCTTATCTTAACTACTTTATTCTCTTTACTTAAACGTGATTTATGAGTCTTTGCCTTGATAATATTTCCAACGACTTCCGTTCCATCTTTCTCTTT